TAGACATTGGCCATATGACCCAAGAAGATCTTGCCGACCTTAAAGATAGGCTTATCAAATCCAACGAAGACTGGATTGAGGCTTGTGCTAATTAACCCTCCCCACGCTGATCTTTCCAAGCATCATAGTCCAAAGAAATGAACGAAATATATCCATTCTTAAAGCCCCATCCTGGAGGAAGCTGCGTCAAAGAACACCTACAGAATGGATGTTCTCCACAGCTGGATGGTCTGTCATCTCCACGTTTGTGCCACGAATGAGATAATTCGCTAAGCTTCCATATTTTAGGTGTATTCCCGTCCGGCAACATGTGCAGTCGCAAGCATTCCTTACAAAGGCTAGCATCTCTAACTACCACAAAGAATACGTTGGGATCAGAAACCCCCATATCTTTGGCCTTACTAGCGATCTCCATAGTATGACCGACATTCCTAGTCTTAGTCGTTTCTGCTTCAGCTATGAGCTTCATATGTCCCTTAGCCTTAGTCATTTCACCTGAGAAAATCTCATTGACTTGCTCTTTAGTAACGTGGGTGCCTTTAGCTTTAGCTTCCTTGACTAGAGCATCAATACCTTCGACCACATTAGAGCTAGTCTTGTTCTTGAGGGATTCAATATAGCCGTGCGAAGACGTAAGGATTGACCGAAGAGCGTCACGTTCAAATTGGTTAGGATCGCGATTGTTTAAAGCTTGAACAAAGATAGACGCAAGGGTAATTCCACCAAAAATATCGAAAAGGTGAGGCTTATTTTGGAGTTTAGGGATTCTACCGAGGAGCTTATAGGCAAGAATATCGAACATTTTGTCGATGTGACTAGAAATGCTTTCTTTGCCGGAAGAGCTTATTCCGTACATTTTAGCCCTTCAGGAGCTGTTCGATACTCAGAGTTTTAGTAACAGCTTCCGAAGCCTTGGCCTGCTCATCATCCATGGACTTCATCAAATCCGCTACGATCTGTTCCTGCATTGAGAGAGCTTTTTGCGCAGGTTGGCTCATATTCTTAGTGGCTTGCTTTCCAAGAGTGAAGGGAGACTTCATAGCCATAGATTTAGAAATAGCTTTAATCGCCCTTTCTGATTTTTTGAGTTCGTAGGTCTGCTTCAAATTAGACTGGAAGGCTTTGATACCATCGAGAGATTTTTGGAGGGCCTGTTGTTCTGGGGATCCTGGCTTAGCTGAACCCAGCATTCCTTCAAGTTGACCAATGTGTTGGTCGAGTTCTGAGCCGTCTTGCCCCATTTCTTGTCCTGGTTGCGCATTGGGATCGTTCGGGTCTTGTCCTGGTTGACCGGGCTGTTGGCCCATAGCTGCCTGCTGTGCTGCTTGAGCGTCGGCCTGCTGTTGTTGGGCCTGTTGAACTTGAGCTTGTTGAGCCCCAGCCTCAAATCCTAATCTGAAACTGACATCCACAGCGTCCATGAATTTGAGCTTGAGATCGTTATATTTTAGTTTATAGTCCTGATTTTTCATAATTAAGCAACCTTTTGTCCTGGTTCGGACATAAAATTAGTAATACCTAAAAACTTTTCGATTTGATCTATACACTCAAGACGGTTATTGAGCCAATTTTCTTCTTTGATGTGAAGAATTTCGATCCCTTTAACGGTAAGAAAATAATTGTCTTTCAGATCATGGTAGCTACGAAGATCTTCGTTGGGCCAATGGGGTCTGGACCGTTTAAGCCCCTCAAGGGAGTGGTAGTAAGTACCGTCGAATTCAATTCCCTTATTTAGACTAGGAATCAGAATATCTATTTCGAATCCTTTGATATGGGGCTTTCCCTCGATTCTTACTTTGTTCGTTTTATGTCTTTTAGCGTCAGGAAAGAAGGGTTTAATACTAGACAAAATAGAGAATTCATGGGAACTAACATTCCCAGACCTAAACATATGGGAACAAGCTATATCTAATACCTTACGGTCTACACATAGAAAGTATGCGCTTCTACTTTTCTCTTTAAATTCGCCATGGGTAGTAAAATTTTTAGCTTCTAAGAATAAATCTTCATCAGACCAATAAAATCTTTTTCTGCTTAGGTGGCTAGTCAATTCTACTAAGAGATCCAGTCGGAGAATGGCGGCGTAAGCGTCTGGATCCATACTTCTGAGGTCTCCTACGCTATCGTATTTGGAAACCACCGTCTTCAGGTTCTCTTTATTGTATGGCTCATGACAAAGCCTCTTCATATGAGAACATGCTTCCTTAAGGATGCCCATACTCTTTGCGGCCTGGTATGCGTTTCTAGACCCCAGCTGAAAAGCGTAGGGCGTTCCGTATTTAATGGATTCGGCCAAAATTTTATCTTTAGTCCATTTGATGCGACCATCTCGCATATTTGCGCAAACTATGTCTAATATTTCAAGCTTCCGAGCGGCATTGTATGCGCTCTGACTTTTTGTTTTGAATTCCATGATAGTGTCGCAAGTCATAGCAATCGCATTAATGCTTTCGAAAGTATGTTTTCTAATGGAAGCTTTTTTCTTTTTCATGCTATTCCTCATCCTCTTCTAACATATCAGAGATATTGAGTTTAAGCAAGTCCATAGCGTTAGGGCGTGGAGCGAACATGGCCATAAGAGCGTTTGGGGCTACTTGCGCCATAAGTTGCCAGGTTTGGAGAGTAAATGGATCGCGTTTAAATCTTAACATCGGATCAACAAAAGAAGCGGGACTGTCGTAAAATCTCCCCTTGACTTGTCCGACATCTAGGTATTTGTCCATTAGGAGCTGAATGCGCTCGTTCAGAGGGAAATCTCCCCCCATACCTACCCCTATAGGGTCTTTATCTACATGACGAAGCACATCGTCGAAGGTCATGTGAGTAGGTTGGTCTTGCTGGAGGCGCGTCGATTCTTGTTCCTTAGATTCAGCGTCAAGTCCAGCGAACTTGAGAACGACCATCTTAGCAAGAATAGGATCAATGATTGGAATCAGACGTTGATTGAAAAATGTTTCAAAATGCAAAAGAAGAGGAGTGAGCCCAGAATCGCGAGCCGCTTCCATCTTAAATTCGTTGTTAGATTCTGATAAAGTCTGTGAATTCGAGCCCTTAGAGAGATGTCCATATCCTGGCAACTCATCGGGAGACATCTGGAATGTCGCTAAAATATTCCTAGCAATTTGATCATAGATGAACTCGAATGAATCGTCTGCCTTGTCTCCGGCGAAAGAAAGCCACTCAACCTTATCTTCTGGGCTCAATCCCATCAGGGGGGTCCTGAAAGAATTTTGAACGCCATTGATCGATGCTTGGAATTCTTGCCTAAACTTCTCAAGCGTAGGAGAGTCAACATCATTGGAAGTGATAACTAAAGCTCCACGGGTAGCGCGTCCATTTTGGAAGTACAAGCGCTTCCATGTGTCTATTGAAATGTGCGTTGTAATCGAGGAAATGACGGTCTCAACTGGACTTACGGGATATCCATTGCGCTCGACGTCCGTCGATGGAAAGAAATCATGAACCAAAAGCTCTTCGTGAGTAAAATATTGCTTAGCAATCCCCTCTACTTGCTGGGCAAAAGCGTACACGTCACTTCTTAGTTTATCGTAATCAACTTTGATTTTATCTCCGGTGATCCTTTCAAGCTCTTTAATGGCTAGAATACGTGTGTTTACTCCGGCACTTTCACCATTTCGTACCGTCTTGTAAATAGTACCCGCATCTACTGGACGAAATCTATTAAAGGGGAACCTACCGTCTTTATCGGGCTCACTTTCGCGATCATAAATAACTTCGGTAGTCATCCAACCAAAAGTACAAGCGTTCTGGACCGAAGTACTTAGAAATTGACTCATCGTCATCTTCTGTTGATTTTCAAGTCCTTCAGTGTGACCACAATTCAAAAGAATTGTTTCTAGGCGCTTAACCCTCTCCGTAACTTTTTCAAACTGTTCAGTGCTAAGCAACTTAAGGAATTCAGGCTTAATGCTAATATCCATGCCCTTATCAAAGCGATCGGCACGTTTTTTACCAAACTGGCTGAGTTGGCCACCACGAGTACGAAGGATAGCTGCAACCAAGTGATCCTGAACACGGACCATCTTAAGAATAGAATCTGGAATCTCATTACGCTTACTCTTAACAACGCCAGCATAGGCATCGTTGTAGTTTGGGGATTCCATGAAGGCCAAGGCTGGAGCGCGTTCGGTAGCCTTACCCGTGGCGTCCGAGATGGCTTTCATCAAAGGAAACATTTCAGGATTGCTCTTCTGCATTTCCTTCAAGACACTCAACTGCTGGAGTTCCTGCAGTGGTGTCATATGTGACGATTCAGAGAAATTTAGTTTCATTTCTTTCTTAATGGCAGATTTTGGTTTATCGTCTTTTGTCATCCATTATCCCATCGAAGCGAAAAAGATATTTGCGGTGGCAGTTCCAGCATTCGTAACCGTCAGACTGGTACTTGGGCCTGCCATGAAAAATACTGCGGGCTTAGTAATCCCATTGATCTGGAAAGGGGTCAAAGTCATGGGGCTACCACTGTTATATATCACGCTAACAATTTGATCTGATTCCAAGTAGATGAAAGTAGCGGGGAGGTAGAAATTACCTGTCACCCCAACCGTAGTGGCCGTAGCGAGGTTAGACATCGTAACCAAAGATCCTACGATGGAGATGACGGTAGTATTTGCTGGGATACCCGCTCCGACGATAAGTTGACCCGCAAAGATGCCGGTGGTAGCGCCTGTTACGGTGAAGACGTTGGTTCCGGTAGAGATGTTCCCGGTGGTGTTAGCTAGTACGTTAGAAAAGGTGAAAGGAAGGATATTAGACGTAGTAGTTGAAATAGGTACTTGAATTTGTTGACTATTTTCGACAGTGTACGGAACACCATCGATTTGCCTGGACCATTGGAAGTTGGAGAGAGCCGGGGTTGAGGTTTGGCACTGATCAGAATAGGCTTGAATGAAGAACAAAAAATTTGTGCGCATAAAAGAATATGCTCCTTATAGCTTAAGATTGGCAAGTGCAGATACGGGCATAACCTATTAGAATGTAAAGCGAAAGCCGCCTCGGCCACCAGGAGTACCCTTCCAGTCCTTCTTTCCCGTGATCTTTTCCAGCTCTTTGGCCATTAGATCATTCTGTTCTGGGGTATGCTGTAGTTCTGGAGGAAGCTCGCCATTTGAGGGTAGCACGGCAGTGATGTTTGGCTTCTGAGGTCCACTTACCGGAAACATATTTTGGCCCAAATAACGAAGAGCATCGCAGATGTCGGCAGTTCCAGCATCGTCGTCGGGAGTGGCAGTAACCTGTCCCTGTCCATCCAAAAGGAAGCGATGCTTTCTTATGGCCGTTCTAACTATTTTTGTACTATCGGTTTCAAGAATTTTCAGAAGTCTTTGCCCGGTAGCCGTCATGATCTTAGACCTGATTGCCCCAATGCCACCACCCACGTCCTTAGTGAACTTAACGCTCGTGCAACCGTTACGATTAAAAGCCTTGATATACGCCGGTTGATTTTGGTCAGGGTACCATTTCATAGGGCGATATTTTTCTTTGAAATTAATGGCGACCGGAAGTAAATCTTGGATTTCCAATCTAGGACTAGCAAAACAATCGATGATCCACAATTCCCCATTAGGGATCTTAGCCATCACTAAGATCACGGAATCATGGGTGAATCCCCAATCGACACCGCAATAGATAGGAATTTCTAGAGTCCTCAATATTCCGTAAATAGACTGGACCCCGATATTAGATGGAGCTATGTTTCCCGTTAAGACCTCGAAAGCCTTCTTCACAGAAACTACGTTCCCAACATCAATTATATCTGAGTACCTGGGATATACGAGGCCCTCAGATCCTGGACGCCAACATAACAGCTCTGCAGACGCAACATCGCTGTCATTATCGGCAAATTTTTGAATAACGCTAGAAATAGGTTTATAGAATCCGCCAGTAGCCGTCTGAGGTTTTTGGGAAAGCCTAGTTCTACAAACAGGAAGCAATTTACATCCAACGCAACCCCCATGAACATTTGGGAGCAAGTCATATTTTTGTTTTTCCGTATCTGGTAGGCCGTTAAATTCATCTCCGCCCATCTGTTTCAACGGAAGTTCCTTGGCAACAAAAACATCCTGTTTTGGCAAGTCCGGCTTGTGTCTATCGGGACTACATGCGGACGTCACATCCAATATATTCCAAGAAAGTATTGTCGAATTAGTTTCTTGTGCTTTATCGATAGCTTCCTGCATATTACCGAAAGCGTATTTTCTTGTTGATAAATACACTTTAATACCGTGAAACCCTCTACTAAAACCAGTAATGTTTTTTCCCTGTTTGATAGCTTGAGGATCTGCTAAGTCAAGCTCGTCCAGAAAAAGAAAATTTGCGTGAAGACTATTCATACCCTTAGCAGTACAGATCAAGATCTTAATAAAGGGAGTTTTCCCTTGGGGAGTTTTATATTGAATTGTTCTTTTGTTCTGTGTCATGCTTTCCCAGCCCATTATTTCTAGCAAAGGGGAAATACACATTACAAAATCATTAATATAGCCAATACTAACGGCGGACTGTGATTCTGTAGCCGCAGCGTGGGCTACCGTTCTAGAAAAATGTAACATTATAAGCAGCTCTAGGATAGAAACACTGACAGTTTTCATTCCCTCTCTGCAAGACATTAGGATAAAATTTGGAGTGACATCTCCAGAGTTATTTTTAGCTGCCTTATATATCTGCCAGATTGCATCAAGAGGAGAGCTGGTGCTTCCCGGATCTGTAATTTCTAATGGAAGTTCTAGATCCAAAAAAGAACGAGCCCAATCTTTTACTTCTTCCGCAGATTCAAGCGGAGTAAACATTAACTCGGCGTACTCTCTTTTTTGATCGTCCGTTAAAACTTTAAAATCCATTTAACACCAGAAAGTCGAGGCAGAGTTGAATGCAGGCCTGTTTGTCTTTGTTCCAATCCTCTTCTTTAGCGTGATGGATTTTGATTCCCTTAGATTCAAACCAATCATCCTTAAGCTTATGGTAGTTGCGAATGTCTTCGTCAGACCACTTAGCTTTATCTGGATCGGCTCGCATGTATTCGTAGGAATGATAGTATTCCCCATCATATTCTATGCCTAGTTTTAACTCTGGAACAAAAACGTCAATCTCAAAACCTTTAATATAGGGCTTTCCTTCTATTTTTACACGCATGTCTCTAGTCTTCTTAGTACTCGGGTAAATATCTTTTATGAGCCCAAACAGTTCCTTTTCCGCTATGGACGTGCTCCCCATAACGATCATGTGCCCACATATTTGTTCTAGAACCCCCCTTCTAAGGGCAACCAAATAGGAGGACCCACTTTTTTGAAATTCAGTTCTAGTATTGTGTTTTAGGGCTTCTAGGTGAAGCTCCTCAAGGGTCCAATTCCTATGTAGCTCCTCCATATGGGAGCATATTTTGTTTAGAATCCCCCTACCAAAGGCTGTTTGGTAGGCCGACTCGCTCTCTTGTTTGAATTCTGAACGAGTGGAGAACTTACGAGCTTCCTTCTCTAAAGAAACATCTGTCCATCTAACATAGATAGTTTCCATATGAGAGCATACCTGGTCCACTATCCCTCTTTTTTTTGCGATAGAGTAAGCTTTAGAGCTTTCGTTCCTAAATTCTGTTTTGGTCTTATACTTGATGGCTTCAGCACTTACCATTTCATATGTCCAATACGTAAGCGCAGGACGCATATGGGAACACACTGCATCAAAAATGCCTCTCATCCTGGCGAGACGGTGAATTGTAGGATTTCCACGACCAAAATCGGCCTTGGTTTCGTACTTCCTAGCTTCTTCATGAATTTGATCATTTGTTAATGTGCTGGCCATACTATTAAGATTGCCTCAATAACCATTAAAAGTCAAGTATTTCTTTAACTTACCGCCCTCTCAAGGCTGGATTCTGGAATGCGTCCGGGTTCTCGACAGCACGCATGTACTCATTATCTGCCTTGGCTTCACTACGCTCGAATTCGTTATCTCTAGGGAAAGCCACGATTCCGCCTAAGGTTCCCAAAATACCGCCCAAGGCCAGAGCATTGGATAGACTTTCAGAAACAGCCTTAGTTGCATCGAAAACGCCTAATTCCATGAATTTACCATATTCTTGAGCTTCAATATCGTAAATCAGTTCTGGATCTCGAATGAGCTTTACAAGGACTTCTTGATTTTCTTCTTCATTATATCCAGCATTTTCAAGTAGCCTATGAGTCAGACTTAAAAGAGATGGCATCATGATTTCTCTAGCGGCATCACCTTCTGGAAGATCAGAGGCAAGTAGGAGAGCCATATCCAAAGCAATACGAGTTCCGCCAGGCACAACACCGGCACTGATCGCCGCACGCACAGCACAAACTGCATCTTCAGCTCTATCAGAACGCTCTTTGATCTCAGACGCATTCCCGCCGCTAATAGTCAGCTTTGCGATACCAGAACTGATGGTAGCACTACGTTCTTCAAACCAAGTACGTTCAGCTTGAGACTCTGCCCTGGTTGCCATTTTTTTGATGTCATCACAGCGAACTTCAATATTCACAGGATCAGACGAACCAACAACAGTACTGCGGAATCGATAACATTCAAAGGATTCCATGCCTGAACCAAGGTCGTCTACGGTGGCGTCCATAATTTGATTCTTGAGACCGAAAATCTTTGCCGAAGTAACACTAGCTAGATCACCTAAGAAGTGGGTTTGGCAATTTAGGAATTGGCTCATAGGGCTTCGAATGGGGATGATCTTGAGAGTTCCTTGCTGTTCGAAGTTGAAGGCAAGAGTGCTAATGACGGTCTCACTAAAGCCATTCGCTACGAGGACAACGTTGTGAAACCCTTTCTCGCCTTTCGCATGCCGCTCATCGATAGCATTAAAAACAGGGGCAAACTGGACCAAATCATTAATAGCGCCATCAAAGAGAATAAACTTAGGCTTTTCTAGAAAGCATCTTTGGTTACCCTGATCGTTAATGAAACTGGTATGGTATTTTCCCGAAGTCTCTTCGTAGCCCATAGGAATTGGGAATCCTTCGATCCTAGTTACGTTATAGGAAAAGGGGCCAGGAACTTCACGAATAGTAACGTGGCTAGATTCACCAAATCCAACCTCTTCAAAGCACTGAATAACAGCATTCGCAAGCTCTTTTTCTCCATTGGCTGAAATGGTAGCCACTGCTGTCAAAAGAGCCTTGTTATCTTCAGTGATCTTAATGGATCTTTCCGCAATATAGGGAAGGAGGGTCTTTTGGACCACTTCTTTCATTCTACGGACAACTTTTTGAGGAGATTCCTTAGGATTCTTTTCACAAAAATCGAAGATATTTTTAATAAACTCATATCCAAGGACGCAAGTCGTAGTAGTTCCATCGCCCGCTTCTGTAGCGGTACGCATGGAGCTAGAAACAGCCGTTTCAATAATTAAGTGTTCATAGCTGTCCGTACTACCAAGATTTTTCAGGATAGTAACCCCGTCCTTAGTTACCTTATTCGGAAAACCAGGCTGGGATGCCTCCAAAAGAGAAACTCTTCCGCCTGGACCCATGGACGATCCCACTGCCGAAGCAATACGCTCCATAGTATGAATCACAAGTTCCTGAATTTTATGACTTTTAGTGATAAACATTTTCGGGGCGGTCTTACTTACTCGGATGGACATGGATACTCCTTTGGCTGGTGTTCTAATACGATATATCATAGAAGTTGACTTAACCCCTAAATATGCTAACCTCATCCAATGAACATCTTCGTTTCATCCTTTGACGCTAAAGAATCCGCCAAAGCCCTTGATGACAAACGTCTTGTTAAGATGGTCCTAGAAACAGCCCAGATTCTATCCACCAACATTTCCTTAGCTGGTTTTAGCGAAGGTCCATATAAGCCAACTCATAGGAACCACCCTTCTACCGTCTGGGCTAGAACTTCCCACCAAAACTATCTTTGGCTATGTGGACATTTTGTACATCTTTGCAACGAATATACCAAAAGATTTCATAAAATCCACAAGTGCGAGCAATACCTGGATACCTTCTACAACAGATCCACAGATACGGCCTATGAAAAAGAAGGCTTGACTACATTCCCAAATTGTACTATCTTTAAGGAAACGAAAGAAATTACCGAAGCTTATAAGCTTTACTTAAACTATAAGTGGAAAAACGATAAGCGACCTCCGAAATGGACAGGCTCTAGTCCTCCAGAATGGATATCCGTTTGATCCTTAACATCTCTTCCCCTACTCATGCCTATCTTGACCAATCCTCCCCCGAAGAACTGGATATTCTTCGTCGTCAATTGACCTATACCCTTACATCTGTTCAGCATCTCATTAAGAGACACCACCAGAACCATTTCTGGAAACAAAGGAACAAAGAGTCATGGGATAGCCACCTGGAAGGTCTCAAGGCTGACCTAAAGAAATGTCTCGTTTTTGAGGATGAACAAGGCCTCTATATTAGGCCAGGATCTATCCCTTATTTGACCGGGCTTAATATTGAAGTGAAAAATTCGATTGTGTACCCTAAACCTAAGAAGATGCCCTGGTTTAGAGAGCCTAAATTCACTCTATACCCCTACCAGGAGGAATCTTGGAAAAGCCTTCTGGCCGAGAAACATGGCCATGTTAGCCTGTGTACAGGTGCCGGAAAAACTAAGACCATCGTAAAACTCTGTAGAGAGACCGGTTTTAGAACAGCTATTGTTGCTCCATCTAAGTCTATTTTCTATGAGCTTATCGAAGAGTTCTCACACTATTTTGGTAAAAGTAGGATTGGAACCTTTGGCGACTCTAAGAAGAAGCTGGATAAGCAATTCACGATATGCATAAGCGATAGTCTCTGTAATGTGAAAGAGGGCACTCCCGAATGGGACTTCTTCTCAAGTCTTGAGTCAATTCACATAGATGAGTCCCATCAATGGGCCGCTGATTCCATGGAAAAGGTCTGCCATGGACTTTTTGCGAATGTTGGATATAGGTGGTTCTACAGCGGAACACAGGTGAGAGGAGACGGTGGCCAAACATTGCTGGACTCCATAATCGGAAAGCAAGTTCATGAGCTTACCACAGAGGATGCAGTAAAAGGCGGGTTCATATGTCCTCATAGGTTCAATATTGTGGAAATGGAATCAACGGATCCAAATTTTCAATCCCAAAACGCTCTGGACCTTAAAAGAGCCCACGTTCTTAGGAATGGCAATATCTGTGCCTTTATTGCGAAATTATGCAATGGCGTCGTTTCGATGAAAAACGAACAGGTTTTGGTCTTAGTAGAAGAACTTCTACAGATATCGGACCTAGTTAAGCTCTTGAAGGTTCCATACGTTATAGCTCATTCTGAAACTAACAAAGAAAGACTATTAAGCTTGGGATTAGAAAAGGTGGACGTTTCGGAATCTATAGAGAAGTTCAATAAAGGGGAAGCCAAGGTTCTCGTGGGGACTTCCACGGTCAGAACTGGATGTAACCTGTTTCCCGTAAACCACTGTGTAAATTGGGTTGCAGGGGCCAGCGAGGTCGCTACACGTCAAGGAGCTGTAGGCAGGTCCGTTAGGCATGCCCACCAAAACCCTTGGGCTAGCAAGTGTGGACCTAAGCCTTTCGCGACCATTTGGGATTTTGACGTTTTGGATCAATACGTGATGGGGTCACACCTGGAGAGCAGACTGGAATACTACAAAGAGTCTGGGGAAGGCCTTATTCGTTACGTCCGTTTGAAAAAGAGTTGACTCCTTTTGATCTCAATGGTATTCTATTTTTGTGGTGGACGAGTTGGTCAAGCGTTTAGCGGCGCACGTAGGTTCGATTCCTACAATTAGGCGGGTAGCCTTAAAGGGGTTCGATTCCCATGGTCCACCACATTTTTAAGGAGAATCTATGGAATTTCAGGAATTTGCAAGTATCGAGATCTTAGAGTCGTTAGTAACTATCAGTGAAAAAATTCATGGCACCAATGCGCAAATTGCGATCAACGATTCTGGTACAGAAATGTACGTAGGATCTCGTACTCGATGGATTACTCCAGAAGACGACAACTATGGATTCGCTTCTTGGGCCTATGCAAATAAAGACACCCTGATCGCGCTTCTTGGGCCAGGCAGGCATTTTGGAGAATGGTATGGGGCAGGTATTGGCCCTGGATATGGACTTAAGGAAAAACGTTTTGCTCTATTCAACACCCATCGTTGGACTAAGCCTAAACAGGATGGATTGCTTCTCCCTCGAATGGATGTAGTTCCAGTTCTGTATAGCGGCATTTTTACCCCAACGGTCGTTAAAGAAACCCAAGATAAGCTCAAAAAGGAAGGATCTTCCTTGGTTCCTGGTTTTATGCGCCCAGAAGGTATTGTAATGTACTTCTCACGCACTCAGACATATTTCAAGCAGGTCTTCGATAAAGAAGAAACCGGATGGGATAGGAAAGACAAGAAAGAAAAAGTGGCCACAGATCCAGCTCTAGAAGCAAAAGTGCTGTCTTATCTTCAACCTGTGCGTCTAGAAAAGCTTATTATGAGGGACGATCGCTATCTCCGAGAGTATCCAAAAACACTGCCAGATATCGCTCGCGACTATGTGGCAGACCTAGTTAAAGAATCAGAGCCTATCGATCCAGTAATCTTGGCGGAAGTGAAGAAAAAAGCATTTGTATTTATTAGGGAGACATACGGAAAATGACCGATCTACTACTCAAGGCTGTCTTTCAAAAGCAACTTACTCCTGACACTGTTGAGATCCAGTTTTGTTCGGATTGGCTTAAGGATCAAATTACGGATCTCTTCACCAAGATCTCCCTTATGGAAGAAGAGCTTAAGTGGCGTCGTGGGGTCCATATTGTTACTGGTGTCGATAAGCTTAATGAGCAGCTCAATGCTTATAAGCTCCTACTGGAAGAAAGTTCCACAGGAAGGATCATCTTATTTGAACAGCTCCAAGAAGCTAAAGACGATGCCCTTAAGTTCGGGAGGGCCATGGAAGAAGAGCGCAATTTACGACTAGCCTTTCAGGAAGCTTTAGAGAAACTGTCCGTAGTAGACGATACCGGAACTGGCGGCTATATGGAAGACGTTATTGGAACTGCACTTTCCCTGTTGGAGAAGAGAAATGTCTAGAGAATTTGGATCTTATAGTTCCGGCTATTTTCACCAACAAATCCAAACTTGCGCCCAGGACTGTGCCGGAAGTAACGATGTTCTTGTTCAGCTTTGGGGTGAATTCCTAGAAGAGTTTTACGATGTAGCTTATTCTATTTCTTCTAGCGAGGCTTGTGATTCCGCCCCATACGACCCTATTATGAAGACCATTGAAAAGATGGACGTTCTTCGTACTAAGTTAGACAAAATTAGTATCCACGTAGGGCCATATAGGCGAGTTGCTGAAGAGGCGGTTCGTGCTCATACTGATAAAAAGAAGAAATGAGTTAGGAATTCTGTCCAGATAAAAATTCAAGGCAACGCCTAATACAACCCTCTTGGTCTGCAATCCAGTCTTCCTCTTTAATATGGAGGATTTGGATACCAATAGAGGCGAAGTAAGAATCTTTTATTTCGTGGTAGTTGTGAATGTCCTCATCGGGCCAATGAGGCCTAGAGCGTTTTAATCCTTTGAACGAATGCCAATAAATTCCATCAAACTCTATCCCCCTATTAAGTTCTGGAACAAATATGTCGATCTCAAAACCCTTGATATGTAATTTATTGGGTACGAATATTTTGCAGAACCTTCTATGTCTTGCCGTAGGAAAAGATTTCTTAATTATTTTCAACAGGGTCTTTTCCGCTGACGACGAACCGTTAGAGGGTTTCATAGCCTTACAAATCTTGCTGAAGAATTCCTCCCCTCTTGATCGCGCGGTTTGATAACAACTAAAGTTTCCTTTTGCGAACTCACCGCGAGTTGGGTATCCATTCGCACAATTTTCGATCTTTTCGTCTGTCCATTTGAACCACGCATTGTTCTCCCCAGATCTATCGCACCATTTAGGCATGTGGGAGCAGACTTTATCCAAAAAAGCTTCTCCCTTTTTCCATGCTGCATTGTAATGAGAAGGAGAATTCGAGGAAAAGTCGGTGCGCCTGGTATACTTGTTTGATTCAGATCGAATTTCTTGTTCCGAATAGGCCTCCGACTCTGAAGGGTCCATATGAGAACATATGCGGTCCAAGAACTCCTTGCCTAGGACGCAAGCGGCCTGATAAGCACCGGAACTACCCTTACGGAAGTGACCTCGCTTCCCGTATTTCTTGGCTTCTTTCGGCAATGTCTGCTCGTTCCAGAGTTTCTTCATACTACTAAGATTGTAGCACTTTATAGGAGTATGTAAGGACCAATTCTCCCATAAAATGTAAGGATGGCCCTATGATATAACCCTGTAAGACTACAAGGAGTTACACTTTATGGCTAAAAAAACAAAGCCCTTTCGAGACAGTCACGATCCAATGTTCAGTACCTTAGCGAAACAGGTCGCGTACAACATCTCCATCTATAAAGACGGCAAGAGCAACAAAGAGCACTTTGAGGAGCTAGTAGCCGCTGAGAAGGCTTTTCATGAACATCTCCTTAGCAATACGAAGTTATCTACTGAGATCTATAAGCGTTTTATTCAAGAAATTCGCTTAGTTAACAAGAATATCCTGTCCGCTAGACCGTATTTTAGGGAAACAGCGGACAACTTCTCCCTAAATATTACCCCTGCACTTAAGCTGGACAATCCAGATGCCATGAAACCCTTTCAAATTAACTTTCATTTTGTTAAGTTCGCCAAAGACAAATGGAAGGGTCTTTGGACTAAAAAATGTGACACCTTATTCAAACGAGTAGAGCACTGTAGGACGGTACTGATCGCCTTAAATTTTCCCCTGGTCATAAATCGCGCCAAACTATTTTTTCGTAAAACTCCTAAGGGCCACCTTACGTTTATGGATATGATTGAAGTGTCATCTTTAGGTCTATGCGCTGGAATCGACAAGTATTGTGGAATTTACCGCGCCAACTTTATTGGCGTTTGCATCGGCAGAATTGTTGGAAACCTCATTGACGCTTTCAGTGAGACCCAATTGCATTTTTACCCTAACGACCGCCGTATCCTCTATAGGGCTAATAGTATTAGGGGTAGAAGGGGTATTACTGACATCCCAGAGCTATGCAGAGCAGTCAACGACACCTTCGCCCAGGACCTTCTAGAGGGTAAGACAGCACCCCCAGTTATTACAGAGTCTAATCTCGCCTATCTAATGGCTGCAGCCTCTCCGATCTCTTCAGACTCCAACGTTGGGGAGGAGGGGTTTGGAGTTTACGACTTCACTTCAGACGGTAAGGAAAATGCAGAGGAAATGTTAAGCAGTAGGCAAGAAACTCAAACTATGGTTGTATTGGCACGAAAATTGCCTATTCTTAACCGTAAAGTTTTGAGGCTTAAGGGAATTGAGATTTGACTTCTAGTTTAGGTGTGGTATAGTTTCTACAGGAGATTTTATGACTTTTTCACTCAACAATCGACTCGTTCTAGAAGCTTATGTTAAAGACGGTCTCAGGGCCAAAGTTCAAAACGGTATCGCTACTCCTGGCCAACGGGACGGCTTGAAAGGACTCCGGGTTCTAGTTGGCACAGTTCTTGCCGATGGGCGTCATATCCCCAAGGGCTCTACGGCCTACATCCGAGAAGAAACCTTGCATAATGCTGCTTGGGCTGCTAAACTCCTTACCTGTGACTTCCTAACCGAAAAGTTCATCTTGGCTAACCTTCAGGATATTGAACTGATCTCAACCCCAGACGAGGCTGCTTAATATGTCACTTCTTATTGTCCTTTTTACCATGCTTTCCATTTTTCTCGTAGTCGCTTCCTTCATTCTTCAGGCCTATGGTACAGTTCTTTGTTTTAAAAAGAAGTGGTATATGGGATTGGCCGCTTTGGCTGTTCCTGGATTTGCACTGGTAGTCGGTGCAGCTAAGGCTTTCTTTAAAAAGGACCTCCTTACGTGAGAATCGGTAGGCTCGACATTCACTGGTCCCCTGTACGGCGCTTCTACTACGATGTAGGAGTGTGCGGATGCAGGTTCGTGAATTTTGGGCTCCTATACGCCACGTGGATTAGCGAACAATGTAAGTGCGGCATCTGTCGGCAATACGTTTGTTCTTGCCCTGAGGATCACTTTCAATGAAGATACTTCGTTTAGGCGATCCCCACGTTAAGGTCTCCAACATAAAAGAGTCAGAAGCTCTCATGCAGTTCGTCCTATTCACGGCTACGGAACGAAAAGTGGATCGGATTGAAATTCTCGGAGATCAGTTCGACAACCATAGCATTCTGAGACTAGAGGTTCTTGAGTTCTGGCAACGTTGGCTTTGGAACTTAAGCGATAGAGCTTATTCTTTCGATACGTACGTTCTAACTGGAAATCACGACATTTCCGGCGATAATACCAATAACTATAGTGCCTTACAGGTTTTTAATGACATAGAGTTCGTAAACATCGTTAGTTCCCCTGTGGTGGTTGGAGCGATAGGGTATGCACCATATATCCACGATAATGCCAAATTCGTAGAGGAAGCCAATAAACTTGCTGATCAAGGAGCTAAAATCCTCGTTTCCCATACTACCTACCAGGGGTCCAAGTATGATAATGGTATGTACGCTCCAGATGGGGTAGATCCAGATCTTTTGGATCCTAGGCTTACTCATCTTATTTCTGGTCACGTTCACTGTTACTCTTCCGACACAGAGTTTTTGACCGAAACCGGTTGGAAAACTTACGAAAACGTAAAAAGCGAAGACAACTTAATAACCTTTGACATAAAAGAAAATTTATTGAAGCGGTCCCCTATTCTTGGACGGATAAGTAAGAATGTAAAAGAAGATTTGATTCGAATAAAAAACCAACACGTGGACCTTCTTCTTACGGATGGTCATAACGTCATCCTTAAACGTATCTTACCTGAAAGAGAAATAACCGATTTTGAAAAGTATAGGGCAGATAGTATCCCAGGATATGCATGTAAAATGCCGGTTAGCGCAAGGCTTGACCGTAGCGGAATCCCACTTTCTAACGACGAAATCAGACTTATCGTTTGGCTGATTACTGACGGAACTATAGAATTCAAAAACAAAGAAACCGAAAGATGTCAGATTAGATGGCACCTAAAAAAAGAACGAAAAATTTCTCGATTATCGAATCTCCTAGATAGGCTTAACATAAAGTACAGCAAAAATTTACAAAAATCTGGCACAACAAAAATAAATATCCTTTCGGACAACCACTATAAGGATAAGCTGCTGGAATGGTGTCTTTTAAATAGAACTAAGCAGATCCCCCTCTTCTTAAGAGACATGTCATTCGAACAATTCAACGCATTTATAGAAGAGTACGCTAATACTGATGGCAATTACGGAACCTTCAGTGATAGGGTCGTTCAAATATCTACATCGAAAAAGAACGAAGCCGATCTCATACAGGAAATTTGTCACACGAACGGCGCTTCATGCAAAATAAGAGCTAAAAAGGGTAAGATCTCCCATAACATGCTTTATGTTAACTTAGATAGGGTAGATACAGAATTTGTAAGATGTAATAATGTTACTCGTGAATCATACGAAGGACGCGTTGTTTGTTTTACCGTAAAAGAAGGTACTCTCTTAGTAAGAAGGAATGGAATGGTTTCGATATCTGGAAACTGCGAACAAGAGTTTGGACGCGTTTCCTATCCAGGAACAGCTCGATGGCTTTCTAAAAGTTGCGCTAATCGTCGGAAGGGCATTTGGATGGTCGAACACGACGATGTTACTGGAGCTATCCTATCTAAAGAATTTATCTCTACGGAAAATGTTTGCCAGCCCATCGTATCCATCAAGTGGAGCGAAGGTGAGGATAAACCTGAGATTCCTGAAAGTTCTAAGGTTGACATTGAGCTTGTGGGATCTTCCGAGTGGGTTTTAGCGCAGAAAAAGGAACTTAAGGGAACAGTTTCAGTGAGTTCCAAGATCACAGACATCAAAAAATCAAAAACTCGTAAGGCCGGAAAATCTCTTTTCGAATTTCTTTCCGAGCACTATCAGGCCTCTCCAGAAAAACGCGACAAACTGATTCAATACATGAAGGAGCAAAAATTGCTTGGCTGAAGAAAACCCTCCCATTGGTGATTTGACCAAACTCATGATGTTTTTTGGCCGTATATCTGAAGTTCACATGAAAAATCTTCAGTCGTACCCTTACATTTTCTTTAACGAGATCGAAGCAGCCCAACTGGACTATAACGTGGCTACTGCTGATAAGTCCGAACCTACCATTTTCTCCTATACCCTCCTTTTGAACCTAGAAGCTAACGACCAACTCGAAAAACGTTACAAGGCCTTGGAAGATGCTGTCCGTAAGCTCTTCTGGAAAGAAGCTCGTATTAAAGTAACCGTTAACATGGAAGAGGTATACGAGAGTGAGTGATAACCTACCCGCAAAGATCAAGAATCCAAATGGTGATTTTACGCTTTCTGACCTTGATAAGATCAAGGATTTCAAGGAAAAGGGCATGCCTGGACTCCACACTCTGGATGTGGACCACGTCGAACGCGCTATGGCCCTCTATTTGGGTGGTAAGAGCTATCGCCAAATCTGTAATATCCTTAAGGTACCTAAAACCATCATTTTGTTCTTATCCGACAAGTTCAATTGGTATGAACTTAGGTGGAACTACCTCGACGAACTCAAAGAAACGATGGCACCTAAGATTATCGAATCCAAACTCCAATCCCAAGAGTTTTTGCTCCACCTCTCATTGGCCTATAGGAAGAGGATTGGCACGAATATCGATCGATTTCTTAGAACTGATGACGCTAAGCACTTTGATGAGATAGACGGTAAAGATGTCACTAACTTACTCAAGATTGAAGAAATGCTTCATAAGCTTAGTTCAGAGAATTATAGTCCTGGACAAGGAGATAAGTCTCTGATAGCATTGAACGGTATGGGCGAAGGTATGACTATTACCAAAACTAGCAATAATAGCGTTGAAATTACCCCTAAAAATACATTTGCGTCCAAGCTTAAACAATTTGCAGATCTTAAACGTGCCCAAGAAGAAGCAGACAAGCCCATCCCCAAAGAAGCTCATGATATAAAGAGTGAAGTAGTTAACCCTAACCCCGAGAAAAAAGATGAAAAAACTCCTGTTTAGCCTTACAGTCCTTATGTTGCTTCTGATCCCCGGTACTTCCATTTCTAAGAGTAATGTCCCTGAAACTATTGTCATCACTGGCGACAATCTTCTCACTCTTAGCGGAGAAGTTAACGGAGATAGCGTTGGTCCAATCATCATGAGGGCTAAGGAGCTTGACGCCAAGCTTTCCTCAGGTAAAATTACGCACGATCATACGACGCCACTCTATCTGTACATTAACAGTCCCGGTGGTAGCGTTCAAAGTGGCCTGGAAATGATCGAGGCTCTTAAAGGTCTCGGTCGTCCGGTACATACAATTACAGCGTTCGGGGCGTCTATGGCGTGGCAGACTGTTCAAAATTTGGACGAACGGTACGTGCTCAAATCAGGTATTTTGATGAGTCATCGCGCTGCCGGTCAGTTTTCCGGTTCTTTTGGCGGAACTGCCCCCTCCCAGCTGGATAGTCGTGTTCGTTTGTGGACGCAGATCACTAAGGAAATGGATGAAGCTACGGTAGCCCGCACCAATGGTAAACAGACCCTTAGTAGCTATCAGGCAGCCTATAGCCCAGAACTTTGGGTTACCGGACAGGAAGCTGTAAATCAGGGGTATGCTGATGCGGTCGTTAAGGTTAAGTGCGGAAAGGATCTCACCGGCACTACGAAACATGAGACAGAATTTTTAGGTCTTCCGGTTTCTTACGAGCTTGATGCTTGCCCACTGAATAGCTCTCCGATGAACATCCACTTTGGATTTATCTTTGGTGTTTCACAGGACTACATTGATCGAGTAAAAGAACAGTTCCTATCTGGATACCAAATGAAGATGAGCACTCCCCTTCCACTGGTGTTCTAAGTGCCTCTCATCTCCTATTCTTGCATCTGTGGTGAAACTACTAAGAAGTATCTGAAGCTGGCTAAGGATGCGGCCTCTTCAGTTACGTGTAAGTGCGGGTTAGAAGCGAAGAAGGTCTTTGGAACCACCTCAAATAGCTATAAAGTAACCATCGATCTTCCAGGCATGAGTAGGGCCATCGAAGTGCTTCCCGATATCCAAGAGATCAATGACGAGAGGTCAGCCAGGGACTACACCGAAGACCAGGATTGACAAACTCTTCCTTTTATGAGAGGATGGCTAGATGACGCTCGAATGCTTAGACCCAACTCGCTGCACCCCCTCTGATTTTCTCTCCATGTGTCCCAATTGCATGCTTAACCTGGAGAAATTGGCGATAATGAATGCTGCCAATATGGGGGTGCCAGATTATTTCTACATCACGTTGACCACATAGAGGCGCTGCGAGGGAAGAATGTGTGCGGGCTTCATGTTCCTTGGAATCTACAAATTTTGACCGCAAAAGAAAACATGAGTAAGGGCAATAGAGGCTCTTGAGTAGAACCTACAAAGACACAAGATATACTTAATAGGACAAACCCTTAATGTTGATCCCCAAATCTCTCACTCTAGCAAATATTGGCCGGTTCGTAGAACCCCAAACTGTAGACTTTACGAAACTTGGATCGCTCGTTCAAGTTGAGGGTATCAACAATAATACAAATGGCAGTTCGGGCGCAGCCAAAAGCACTTTATTTAAATCTTTCAATTGGTTATTAGGACTTGACGGCCCCTCAACTACTATTTTACAATCTCGCCTAACTAAAGAGCATATTGAAGTCTCGGGAATATTCGACTATGACGGTCAACCCCTCAAGATCTCTCGCGGTCGTAAACTTTCGATCGAACTGAATGGCGTATTAACTACCGGTAGCTCCAAGCTAACAGAAGAGCTTCTAGATTCAATCATTGGAATGGATCGAGATCTATTCTCTAAAATCTTGCATAAGAAGCAGGGTTCAGGCGGATTTTTTTTGGAACTTGGACCAAGTAAAACCTACGAATTTTTGACCAAATGCCTTAGCCTGGACAAAGAGCAGGCAAAGATCACAACACTAGACCTTCGCCTGGACACTCTCGCCAAAAAGGAAGCTTCCCTAAAATCCGATATCGAATCTAACAAGTCAGGCCTTGAAGCCACTCAAAACGCCATTTTTAGCCTTGGCTCTGCTCCCAGTGGTCCAAATCCCGATTCGTTAGCGCTTCTCAAACAAGCTCACGTTCAAGCAACTGATACCCATCGGCTAGTGGTCGAGAGTCTAAAAGTTCAAATGGAAGAGCTTGAGAAGTCTAGGCCTCAAGTCACCGTTACTCCATACGATCGGTCCAAAATCGTCCAACTGGAACTAGAAATCGACCAAGTAAAGACACACGTAGCCCAACTCGAAAAAGCAGAGCATGATAGGCAATCCGAAGTCAAATCTAAGATCTCAGAGCTTCAGATCCTGGCTTCCAAACTAGGACAATCTGAGATTACTAGGCAAAACGACATTAAGACCCAAATTTCCAGTCTTAGGGTAGAGATCGCCAAACTTCAGGGGTTGGAGCAAAGTAGGCAAAGTAACGCTAAGTCTTTCGTTTCAGCTCTACAGATCGAGCTGATCAAGGCCCAAGCTCTGGTAGCGCAAGGAGTTAAGGCTAAGGAAGAGGCTACAACCCTTGCTAAGGAGCTGCAGAAAGTAAAGACAGCTCTGTGCCCTACCTGTGAACGCGGCGATTGGGTTAACGATGCTTGTAAGGCCAAGGAAGCGGAGATCCTTGGTAAGCTGCTAGAATATAAGAAAACGATCATTGCTGGGACTGAAGCTTCCGGTAAGATAACTACCATTAACGAGCAGTTGGAATTCTATAAAGAAGGGGCTAAACCTAGGCATCCTACTGATCAGATCGATCTTACTAAGAAAATCGCTGAATTAGAGGAAGATGCGAATCCTAGGGTGATCCCGGAAGTGTCCGAGCTTAGCTATCAGGTAGAGCATCTTAAGAGCGAACTTAGCCCCAAGATAGACCCGAAAGTTGTAGATTTGGGCCATACTCTTACCGCAACCACAGCCGTCCTTGGACATGAAAGGGCCTTCGAAAGAGACCACCAGTTTAAAGAGAACGCTAAATCACAACTTATACTTGTTAATTACGCGCAAAAACAAACCGAACTCCGTAAAGAGCACCAATTTGCAGTGAAGTTCGCGCAAGACGCTGAGCAAAAGGCTCTCCATAGTCTTCGGGAAGTAGAATACGCCTTTAAGTCTTTTAAGGAAGCTAAGGCTAAGTTCGACCAATCCCAGGTGATGTTGGGGATGCAAGCTTCCACCTACCAGAACGAGATTGAACGGATTACTACCGAGTTACAGTATACCAATGAAGAACTTGAACTTGCCTTTTGGTCGAAAGAGGCCGTTAAGTCATATCTCTCCTGTTCCTTTGAAAGCGCCCTAGAAAGCATTGGAGATGAGGCTACTCGAAGAATCCGTAGGCTCCCAAATATGCAGACTGCCACTTTGCAATTTGATGGACTAAAAGAGAATAAGGACGGTAAGGTTAAAGAAGAGGTGAATGCCATTCTTTCCATGGACGGGGAATTGGGGATACCCGTAAAGAGTCTGTCTGGCGGGGAGAGGTCTTCTGTGGACTTAGCCGTAGATCTTAGTGTGGTCAGGTTTATCGAAGAGACCACCGGTAAGGGGATTAACGTGATGTTGCTTGACGAATTCACGAACGGCCTGGATACTGTCAATATTATTGAAGCCCTTGAAATGTTAAGGGATAGCAATCCGGATAAGCAAATTCTTTTAATCGAACATAGTCCGGTAGCATCTCAATTTATTGACTGTAAGTTGATAGTAGTAAGAGACGGATCAACGAGTAAGATTACTCAATAGCTATGAAAATTTGCAAGGGATGTAAGGAAAATAAAGAATCGTATGAGTTCTGCAAAGAAAGCAGAGTTCGTGATGGGCTTCAAGCTAAATGTAGGAAATGCGTTAATGAACGCGCTAGGTTAAAGGCATCAGCTCTTTCCCCAAAAAAGACCCCTCTTCCCATCGATTTAAAGAGGTGTTCTAAGTGTAGTATAATTAAGCACATAAATGAATTCGGTAAAAGCAATGGTAAGCCGATATCTAAGTGTAAAGAGTGCGCTAATAGTGACTCTAAAATCAGGAGATTGAAAAATCCGCAAAAGTGTCGCGAAATCGACAAGAAAAGCTACAGAAATCGTAAAATTAAGAAATCTCAATTACCAGAAATAAAGGCGTACCAGAAGGAATACTCCACAAAGAATAGGCGAAAAATCACCAAACAACAATCTCAAAGACTAAACGAAGATCCTACCTTAAAGCTAAGTAAAAATTTAAGGAATCGATTATTGCAAGCCATTAAAGGAGAGTATAGGTCTGGATCCGCCGTAGATGATTTGGGTTGTACGATTAAAGAGCTTAAAATACACATAGAGTCTCTTTTTTACCCTCACCCTATTACCAACGAACCAATGACATGGGAAAATTGGGGAAGGCTTTCTGGAAAATGGCAAATAGATCATATAATGGCGCTACTAAACTTCGATCTTACCGACAGAACTCAATTTTTAAAAGCAAGCCACTATACGAACCTACAACCCTTATGGTTTGAAGATCATGTCAGAAAAACCGCTACAGATTTTATAAGTCGAGACGGTAGATGAACAGGTCCGCTATCATCCATCCATCGAGCGCAGGGTGATTCTTAGATAACGATATTAAGTGGACTTACCTCTAGAATCGTGCAACAATAGAAAAATGGGCAAAATGGTCATTCTTGAACTCACAGAAAAAGAAGCAGAGCTGGTTCAAAAACTAGCATTGAATTATGGCCTTATTCCTAGAAATAAGGAAGTTGAAGATTTTACCGATTATGAGCGTAGGATCGATAACACAAAAAATATCTCCGATAAGGTAGATCTAGCTCTTAAGTCTCAACCCGAATTCCCCATCACAGACAAAGACCTAATGCACATTATATCTATGGCCAAAGATCAGTATCTGGCCTTACCAGCAGATCTGCATATTTCTAACAAAAAAGTGAGAGAAGACGATTTTAAGCACATTTCTCTTGCTTCTGCGGTCGTAGTGTGGCTTAATAGTAAAAACCTGCTAAAGAGACTCGCAGGATTTGAATTTACGGATCACGCTTACGATTTTGAAGATACTAACGAATAAGGAGACTATATGTTTGATACGCACAAACTTAACGAAAAAGGCTTTGAACAAGTAAAGGCATTCAAGACTCTTATGTCCGATGCGGTATATCGGGCACTTACCTATTTGCCAGAGAGTCGAGAAAAGTCTATCTTCGTAACTAAGCTTGAAGAAGCCATGTTCTTCGGAACTAAGGCTATCGCATCCAATCCTGAAAACCACACTGAAGTAACCAAATACTAGGAGAATCGAATGGCACGTCCAAAAGGTAGTAAGAATACTGGCCCTCTCACTGAACTGCAGAAGCTCGCAAAGAAGATCGGTCCTGACGGAGATGACGTCATTGCTGAACTTGAAGCGGCAGACGTTGAGGCCTTGAATAAGCGCATTGCACAAGCTAATCAAAGCATCTCAGACACTAAGGCTGAACTGGAGTTGAACGAAGACTACCAACAGGCCAAATCCGATGTTAAGCTTCTTTCCTCTGGGCTGTCCGAAGTGAAGAAGCGGCAAAACTCGATTATTGCTGTGGCTGTATCTTTCCGGAAAGCTAAAGGGGCAGCATGATCCCAAAAGCTGAAGATTCCAGGAAAATGTCGGAAAACATTCGGAAGGCCGTGTATAGCCTGGAAAAGATCCTTGAAAGAGCCGAAAATGTAATCGCGCACGCAACTAACGCCGGATATTGCGCTGCAAGTCTATCCAGTGACGATATTGCACGATTCGATCAAAAAACGCTAGAGCAATTGGAAAAAGAACTTATATCCTTAGGGTACATCGTATACAAATATAGTACCTCCTTTGGAGAAACACCTAAATGGGATAACGTCTCTTATGTCGGAATTAATTGGGACAAAGTATGATCTTTTGGACTATCAACCAGGATGCTGGTCTATTTACTTGGTTGACCTACGGTGTCTCAATGGTTCCGCTTGCTTTAATAGCATTAGCTCTCATATTAAGCTGTAGAAAATGATTGAAAAGGAACGTATTTTATCAATAGATATGAGTACAAAAACGGGCTGGTCTTCCGTAGTAAGTACCGTAGATGGAGTGGAACTAGAGGAATACGGTACTATTCCAGCTATCCACCAGCCCAAAGGGGAATACCCCGGAGTATTCGTAGACTGGGCTGAATTGGTGTTTACTAAGATCGACGAACTCGTTAAGCGCTTTAAACCAGATGTCTTAGTGATCGAAGAAACATGTGCTGGCTCCAAAGGTGTGTACACGCAAAAAATACTTGAATTTTCCCATTTTTTGCTTGCAAAATTCATTAGAGATAGTAAGATCAAATCAGTGTATTTGTTGACTGGTGCCTGGAGAAGTGAAGTTGGATCTAAAATGACCAAAGAGGAATCTGCCCATAATAAGTACGTTAAGGAATACAAGGAAAAGCACAATTCTAAGTTCGCATACGATATAAACGGTAAACTGATCGGTAAACTTACTAAGAAGCACATCAACGTTAGACGAGCAAACGAGGTATTTGGTAAGTTTCTGAAAAAACCTCTTATCAAAAAAGACGAAGATCAGGCAGATTCTCTCTTACTTTCATATTGTTATCATCTTCGCCGTTTGAAAACCTTAGAACGCCTTAAAAAGTTTGAAGAAATTGATCTATTTGAAGATAACTACGACAAGGAGACAGAATGACTTTAGGACAACTTGTATCTGGATTCATCGTCTCCGTAGTGGCCTTATTTGTGGTTTTGTACATTACTGGGAGAGAAGATAAATGACTCTTTACGGATTAATTGATGCTCATTTTCAAGATTTTTGTTTTATGACATGTATTGTATCGTCTGCTATTGCGGGAGCATTTTGTTTCTGTTTTTATTGGAGTAAGCAATGAGTGGATTTTGGGATAAAAAAGCAATTACTACTCAAGAAACTGCCTACCAGCAGGCCCAACAGGCACTTCCAGCTCAACCAATCGTTTTGGATGAGGAAGCCTTAGCTGAAATTCAGGAAAATGAAGAATATGACGTATTTGAGGAAGAAGACGACGACATGTCTTCGGTCCTTTCTGATGCCAACCTTCGCCTAGAGCAAGGGCGTCTCTACCAAATGATCATGAACTCTGATATCTTTGGAGAAACTGACGCTGACCCAAAAGCTATCAAGAACGTTAGCCGGGAAATGAGAAAATTCGCTAGGGATCGAATGGAAACCATGCTTGGTATGCGCCAGGAAGAAGCGACACAGAAAACTATCGTTTCTTCTCCCTTTAACGACATGGAAGTAACAGTCCTCAAGCTTTTGGCCTCAAAAATGTCTAAAGGTGCCACTGAAGAACAAGCTCCGGTGCAACCTCTGATTCAGGCTCCTCCTAAAAAGGATGGAATTACAGCTATCTCTGGAACTACAAGACCTAAGGCACCAGCGCCTCTCAAACGTGAATCTAAGCCTATCCAAAGGGCTCCACAACCTAAGATGACTGCTAAGCCTACTGCGACCTCTGCTATCAAATCCGAAGAAGATACTAGACTTACTAAAGCTATTTCTGAAATGACTCCAGCCGAACTTGCCGAGTACGATAAAAAAGCATCTGAAATTCACGCTAGGAAGCACTCTGCCATGCCGCCAAATCTGATCCCGCATCCTAGCCCACAACAACTCGAAGCTATCTATACTGCCCACGCAAATCAATTATCTGGTCCAGGAAGTGCCCTAGGCAATGTCATGGCCCTGATGAATAAACGCTGAAATGTCTGAAAATAACCAAACCTAAGGAGCCCTAAATGTCTGAAAATAAAGCCGATACTCGTACTGCTACTCAACGTATTGAAGATCTTGAAAAAGTCCTCACTGTTCTTTATCAAGCTGCCCAGCGCCACGAAGACATTCTTGGTGGACTCGGTGGTCTGAAGAACGATATGACTCTCGTAAAGGATGCGCTTAAGCTCATCAATAAACGGACTGATGCTATCATTCAATCCGCAAGCTCTGACAGTGGAATCACGTCTGCATCTGTCGATACTCTCGTAATCCAAATGAACGTTGCCGAACTCGTTCAACAGACTGCAAACTATGTTACTGCTGGCCATCTTGCCCCTACCGATACTATCGTTGACAACACGTTTGTTGTCTGTGAAGAGCATAATTCGGACGGTAAGGTGATCAATCCTCGTATTCAGTTCAAGTTGGATACGCAAGATCCTGCTACTCAGGAATCTCTTAAGGGTAAGAAAGCCGGGGACACTGTTTCCTTCGGGGAAAATAAGTTCACAGTTAAGGTCCTGGAGGTTTACAGCCTTTTGGATCCAAACGCCCCTAAAGCTGCGGACCCAGCTCCTGAGGCTCCTGCACCAGATAATTCTACGGGCTCTACAGAGCCTACGACTACGGCTGAAACGACTCCAGAAGCCCCTGCAGAGCAAGCAGCGCCCGCTGCAGCCACTGAAGCTAATCCTCTTCCTCCTGAGACCCCAGTTGTCCAATTCGTCCCTTCTGAACCTGGTATGATGGTTACGGCGCAATAAATGGCTAAGAAAAAAACCGCCCCAACTTGTAATTTTAAGGGATGTAAAACCGCCCGTAAATCTAGTACGAACGGTAGTTGGGGCGGATTTTGTGGGTTTCATACTAGGAAGGCGACCATAAACGCTTTCTTAGGAGAACTATACAGCCGTATCCTCTCCAGAACGAGAGGAAAAAAAACAAAGAGACCAGACCTTTATTTTAAGCTTCCTATTATGTCTAAAGAGGTCTTCATGAGTTGGTCTAAAAACCATCCCGATTTTCTAAGGCTCTATAAACAGTGGAAAACTAGCGATTTCGATCGTAGACTTACCCCCACAGTCAATAGGATGAATTCTAGCAAGGGGTATACGCTCGACAATGTGGAATGGCTTACTAATTCACAAAACTGTGGCCTATCTGGATCTGTAAGGCAAGCCAAAAACAGACAAGCTGTCTACGAACTTTTAGGAGTAAAATAATGTCCAAATCTACCAAACTTGAAAAAATTCTTCTCATCCCCGATTGCCATCACCCATACGTAGATAAAAATGCCTGGAATTTGATGCTTAAAGCTGCCAGGGAATTTAAGCCACAACACGTTGTTATCATGGGAGATTTTGCGGATTTCTATGGAGTCTCAAGCCATAGCAAAGATCCTAATCGGGCTCTTAAGCTTAAAGAAGAAATCGAAGCCACCAAAGACGCTTTGGACGAAGTTAAAAAACTGGGAGCCAAGAACTACCACTTTGTTTCCGGTAACCACGAAGACCGTCTTGAACGATACCTGCGTGATAAGGCTCCAGAACTGTTTAACTTCATCTCCATCCCTAAGATCCTGGAGCTTAAGGAAAAGGGTTTCTCTTACACTCCCTATAAGCAATCTCTCAAGATCGGTAAGCTGAATATTACCCACGATACGGGAACTGCTGGTCGTTACGCCCACTACAAGTCTTTGGATGCATTTCAATCCAATGTGGTTATCGGACATACTCATCGCATTGGATATGTGGTCGAAGGCAATGCAAGCGGCGAGCGCCATATGGGCGCAATGTTGGGCTGGTTAGGAGATATTAATGAGATCGATTATCTCCATCAAATTAAGGCCCGGAAGGACTGGTCACATGGATTTGGGGTTGCCTATCTAGATCCTAAAACTCAAGCCGTTTACGTGGTTCCAACCCCTATTGTTAATGGGACCGTTGTTATCGAAGGAAAGCTTGTTTCTCTTTAACAATCTCTTGTGATATACTAAGTTTAGGAGTCAAACCTAAACATGGGCCTCACAACAGATCTAGATAAGCTCAGTCGTGCTATCAAAGATGCCGATATTAGCCTTTTCTCTGTCAAAGCTCGTATAGAGCAACTAGACAAGGAAATCGCTATATTAGCTCCTCGTAAGAACGAACTTGAACAAAATATAGAATTTCTTAAAAAGCAGGATACTATTCCTCTAGCTCAGGAATTTAAGAAATCCAAGGCTGAACTCGCTAAGACATCATCTAGGCTTAATATTATCGTATCTGAACGAGTAAAGGTTTATCAGGCATCTTTAGATATAGAGATGGCCATTGCCAAGTTTAAGCGAGACCACGACCAATTGATTATTGGTAGTGAAAACAATATTTTGAAGATTGATTTCGGGGGCAAACGTGGAAAAAGATGAACTAAAGCAAAAAATCATGGAAGATGAAGATTTTATCAAAGCGCCTAAATACGCAAACAGCTTGAATAGATTTTTAGCCAAGAACGAACGAAAGCTTGACAATGGGGCCATAGGTAGGTTACTCTTGATTACGGAAGAAGAGGTAGACCAGCTCTACGAACAATCCATAGTCGAGTTGCGCAAGGAGATGGTAGATGGTGAAGACGGAGAAGGTAGTCGCGAGTAACGGTGATACGATCCTAACGCTCCGTTACGAACTTGGACATCTCTATATCCGCGATCCAGAGGAGGGATGGTCCTCCGATCTTTGGCCAGATCAAGTAGAGCAGCTTTATAGCGCTTTAGGTAGATTTTTGGGCAAAGAATCATCTCCTGGAGAGCCATCTTGAAAATAGATCTATACTCTGATGGTTCCGCTCAAACCAAGGCCACCAATGGCGGTTGGGGTTGGGTGATGGTCGTAGACGGTATTAAGTATTCAGAAGGATCTGGACACGAGAAGAATGTCACCAACAACGATATGGAGCTAGCTGGCGCAATTCAAGGCCTAGCTGAAGTCCTTAAATTCGTTAATAGAAGTAGAGAGGCCAACGCCGAAACTTCTCAGGTAGATTTCGATGTAACACTCTGTTCCGATAGCCAAATCGTCCTTGGTTGGGCAGACGGATCTTTTCGCTTCAAACAAGAAGAGAAAATGGAGAAATTCAAACAACTCCAATTTCTGGTCAAACGTCTAAACATTAAAACTCGTTGGGTAAAAGGCCATAGTGGAGACCCTAACAATAGTAGATGCGACCGGCTTGCTAATTTGGCTCGTAAGCAGATTAAAGAAGCGGCCTCAGATCAAGTTGAGAACAAAACGCAATCAGCCATTGGAACTAAGCGCACCGACGTTGTAAGTTTGTGGTACAAGGGTCTTTTAAAAATCATTGACTTTGAGACTGGAGTAATAGAAGATTATAGCCGGGAAGCTCACGGTAAACGTGGATCCGTACTTGAGATTAGAGAGGCAAAAGAACGATGAAAAAGCATTACCATATTTTTAAAATAGCGTTAGGTCTATTTTTGACCATAAATGCCGTTATTACCGTGAATAAAGACAATACTACAGTAAATCTAGTAACCGGCATTATTTGGTGTTTTCTAACATCCCTTTTTATCGACAATCTTTTGGAGAGTAAGCGTAAATGAGCGATCAATACTTTTGTTGCATGGACAGCGAAACTGGTGGGCTCCGAGCTAAGCAAAATGACATCTTAACTCTGTACATGGCCATGACTGACGAAAACCTTAAGGTCTTGGAAGAGCTAGATCTAAAGCTCAAACCTAACGATAGGTTGCCAGTATGTGATCCGCAGGCGATGGCCGTGAACCACATCGACCTTCAAAAACATTTATCCGACCCAAACACTGTGACCTACGCTGAAGCTAAGGTCAAAATCATCGCTTTTGCTAAGAAGTATCTCAAGAAGCGTGGGCGCTATAGTAACCTCATTGTTCTTGGTCAAAATGTTATGTTTGACTTGAAGTTCATTTGGGAGTACATTATTCCAGAAGAGGAGTGGGAAGGATTGTTCTCCTATAATGTGGAAGATACGAAGACATCGGCCCTATTCCTGAAACGATGTGGGTGGCTGCCCAAGGAAATCGGTACGTTGAAGAGCATGGTTGAATACTTCAATATTCCACGCCGGGAAGCTCATGAAGCGAAGGGAGACGTGCATATGACAATCGATGTATACAAAGCCATGCTTTCTTTGATGGATTCAAAGAAAAATGGTGGGTCTACTCAGGACATTATTTCCTTGCTGGAGGCAGAATGAAAACTGGATACTATATTCCCATTTATAGTTGGGGACCAAACCCTTCTGAAGTAGCGGGATCTAGTACTGGCGCTACTTTATACTGGGAGCTTAAGGATCTTTGGGGCTTTGAACCAGATGCGGTGGGATATTTCGAAGTTTTTGGCAATATTCCTACTCAGGAAGAGTTCGAGGAAAGCCAAAAATGAAACTCCTATTCGATTGGTGCCATCTCTTCAAAGACGACGATTGGAATTGTAAACTCGGCCTTGATTGGTACGGGTTTGAGCCGATTGTAGGCTGTAGAAAGGACCTAGAAGGTTCTAAGGGCTTCACTGTCGTTCTCTACGCCGTTTGGTGGCGCTATTCCTTGACGTGGATTCATGACTATGCTAAATATAGTGCTAGGATGAATTATAGACATTCAGACACCATCAAACGCATATCGGACTTAAAAGAGCGAATCGAAGCTAAGAGAGCGAAAAAAGAATGACCCTAAAAGTTTCGCCGCATCAGCACGTAGAGTCAGCCCTTAGCGGTTCTACTCTTTCCTCAATGATTTCTAGAGCCATAGAGCTTAAACGAGAATACTTCTCCTATACAGATCTAGGACACCTCAGCTCTGCGCTCAAAACCTACCAATCAGTTAAAAAGGCTGGACTTAAGCCTATCCTTGGCCTCGAATTCTACCTAAAGGACCCCTTGGACGAACTAATTCAAGGAACCCCCGCAGATCGGTGTAAATACTTCACTTCTACTATCTATGCCAAGGACCAAGTTGCATACCAAGAATTGTGCCGTACTGTTTCTCGCACTGACTTTCCCACTATCGAAATTCAGGGTGAAGTTCAGTCCCTATTTGATTGGAAAACCCTAGAACACCTTTCTAAGTTCAACACCCTTCTCGTTCTTGGTGGACCTCACGATTTGGTAGGGAAATGCTTGCTCGCATCAGACGCAAATCTTGCGGAGCAAGTCTTTCTTAATCTCCGCAAAATGTTCGGTGACAGGCTATCGGTTTCATTGATCTGCGAACCCTGGAGTAAGAAATTTACGTCTGTCGTAAAAATCGATTTTCAAGACGGCAGTAGCGATTCCCTCCTAGCCACGGACATGGTCAAGACGGATAAGGCCCGAAATATTAAAGCTATTGACCTGGTAATTCGGTCTGGACATGCCAAGATCGAATCCAAGATTTCAAATGGGGTCTACCACAATGTCGGCAAGTGGATCGATAAGGTAAAAGAGCACCGTGGATTTCTTCCTTTGCCTGTGGATGTGACACTAGAAATCAATAAATTTTTACTTGAAATGTCCAAAAAGCACAGTGTTCTGGTATTGGCTTCAGATTACGCCTTTTACTCTGAGAAGAGCGATAAGATCGTCCAAACGATGATTTTGGCCGGAAATGGAATTCTTAAGTCTGACCTTCATATGAAAACTGAAGAGGAATTTTCAGGGTATCTATTGAAAGAGATGGGTCTAACTCAGGAAAAAACTTCCGAGATCTTATCTAACAACAATGATTGGGCTAAGAACTTTGATAGCTTCGAGCTGAAATATGAGTGGCGTTTGGCCGACAGCGATGGTAACGCTCTCCAACAGTGCATGGAAATTATCAAAGCCAAGGGGCTAATGCGCTGGCAAGACCCCATCTGGACTTCGAGACTAAAGGAGGAAGTCCTCGTTATCGCTAAAAATAAAGTAAAGGATCTCTCCCCCTACTTTCTCCCCATTCATGACGTTATCTCCCACTACGAAGAAAACGGCAGACTTTCTGGGCCAGGCCGTGGGTCTTCGGCTGGAAGTTTGATTGCATACCTTATGGGTATTACGAAAGTTCCCCCTTTTAAGTATGACCTCAGCTTTGGTCGTTTTTATTCTACCGATCGAATCGAAGCCCTTAAATTGGCCGACATCGATAGCGATCTTGAGTCTCGCGATCTCCTAACCGGGGAGGACGGTAAGAGCGGATACCTCTACCATCGATGGGGAAACAAAGCAGCGCAGATCTCTACGAGAGGAATGTCCAGGCTAAAATCTTCCATTAAAGACGTAAATCGCTATTTTAAAGGCTCTGTCGAAAAAGAAATCGAACAACTCTGTAAGAAGCTTCCAGATGCAGGACAGGGGATTACGGATGAACAGTTCCTATTTGGCTTCCAGGACGAAGATGAAAACCATATCGATGGACTATTTGAGACATCTGACGCCTTAAAGAACTATGCCGCCACTCGTCCAGCAGAGTGGGACGTGGTGCAAAAAACATTAGGAATTACGAGAAATTTTTCGGTCCATGCTTGCGCTTTTGTGGTTGCTGATAAGCCTATTTCAGATTTTGTTCCACTCAAAGAAGGCCATATAACTCAATATACCGCTTCCGAAGTGGAGACGGCTGGACTCGTTAAGTATGATTTCCTCGTTGTTTCTAACTTAAAAGATATTCGTGTATGTCTAGATCTCATCAATAAGAAGAACGGCGAAAACAATAAGGTTGGCCACTTCACTCACAAGGGCAATCCAACCTATATTTGGGACCTTCCAGAAGATCAGGAAGCCTATAAGAGTGTTTGGGATGGAGCTACAGAGTCTTGCTTTCAGATCAATACCCAGACGATGACCCCCTTTGTCAAAGAGATCATGCCTAAGAATATGGAAGACCTCTCCATCATTCTATCTCTGGTTCGTCCAGGCCCTCTCGATTACGTTATTGAAGAGACTGGTCGTAACATGGCGGAAGAGTACGTTTATCGTCGTAACGGTAATTCGTATGAAGATATTCCGATCCTAAAGGAGCTAATTCCTGAAACGTATTCAGTTCTTGTGTACCAAGAGCAAATCACCAAACTTGCAAAGCAGCTCGCTGGCTTTAGTGGTTCTGCTGCAGAAAATCTCAGAGAGGCCATTGGTAAGAAGAAACGCGCTGCCATGCTCAAGATCAAGCCCGAATTCATTAACGGATGTCTCAAATCCGGTAAAGTTACGGAAGATGAAGCCCAGCAACTTTGGGACCGAATTGTAACGTTTGGACGCTATGCTTTTAATAAGAGTCATGGAATTTCATATAGCTATATTACCTATGCTTGTATGTTCCTTAAGCATCACTACTTCCTTGAGTGGTGGACTGCAATTCTTTCCAATGCTACCCAGAAAGAAATCTCGGGAAAGCTTTGGCCTCACGTTAAGCACTTAATTACCAGTCCTGACATTAACCTCTCTACAGACCAAATGGAGATCGACTACGCCAATGGGAAGATCCGATCGAAGTTGGGGATGGTCCGAGGAATGCAAGAAAAGACCATTGACCCTATCATCGCTGGTAGGCCTTACTTGAGCATCCAAGATTTCGTCAATCGGGACGTTGCCGGGGCGGCTCTTTCACGTAAGCTCATCCACGTTGGTGTCTTGGATTCTCTTTTTCCTCCCAAGTCTAAGCTCCTGGATAAGTTACAGCTATTCGAAGACGCGGTGGAAATCCAGAAATACAATGAAAAGGTCGCAAAAGCTGCCAAAGAAGGTAAACTTATCAAGGCCTTGGAACCTAAAAAGGGTGAAATTCCAGAACAGTACCTTACCATAGAACAAGACCCTCTTAAAAATGCCGCTATTCAAAAGTCGATCCTTCCAAGCTTACTTGTGGGCCTTTATCATCTCGGACAGAACCATTCTAAGTGTATCCTAGGCCGCTCTAAGCCCTCTAAAATCATGACCAATCCTAATACGGGCTTGGAGACTCTTTTAGTATCTGGAGAGGTCCTACAGCGCTTAAATGAGCTTCCAGGAGAGGCCGTATCTGAGGATAAGATGGTAGCCGTTTCCGCCTTTATCGTAGATACTAAGGTTCAGGACTATAAGAACAATACCAAGCAAATGCTCAAGGTTGTAGCTGACTACGACGGATACGTTAAGGAGATGGTCGCTTGGCCAGATTACTTCAGCGGTGTTTTGTCGTATCCCCCAGAACTTAAGAAGGGGCAGATTGTAACCGTATTCCTTAAGAAGCGCGCCGGTAAGGACGGAGACTGCTCCATTCAGGATATTGTGATTGAAAGTAGTTGACTTTGGTCTCTATTAAGAGTAGGATTTAGCTATGAAGAAGTTCTTTCCGTTTATCCTTCTAATTCTGCTTTCAACCCTAGGATATGCGTCCCTAAAGACTCACTTTCATCGTAGCCATAAACCGCACAAGAAGATCCATGTTGCTATAGTGGACACGGGCTTAGATCTGAAAGATCCACGGTTTAAGGACCATCTCTGTCCTACTGGACATAAGAACTTTGTGCCGGGTGAGACTTTGGACGATATTAACAACCATGGGACTTTTGTGGCTGGACTTATTCAGAGATATGCGGACAATTCCGACTTCTGTCTGCTGATATATAAGTACTATTCAAATGCTGCCTCTGGAGAACAAAACCTACAACGAGAAGCCTTGGCCATGCAAGAAGCAGTCTCAAATGGTGCGGATATTGTTAACTATTCCGGAGGCGGACCAGAATTTAATGAAGAGGAGTTTTTGATTATTCGTAACCACCCTAAAACTATTTTCGTTGTAGCTGCTGGGAATGAACATCAAAGTCTAGACGTGTCCGGAAATGAGTTCTACCCCGCTTCTTATTTTCTGAAAAATGAGCACGTTGTTAGCGCCAACGCTATCGATGGATTCCGCCTAGGTTCTTCTAATTGGGGTAGTCGAGTAACGGATTCTGAACTTGGCGATAGTGTTCTATCCTTTCTTCCTAACGACCTTATAGGGATCATGTCAGGTACTTCGATGGCCTGCGCAATTTTTTCTGGGAAACTTGTTGACAGGATGTCACGAGATGTGCAATAGTTAGTCATCGAGGTTATCCAATGGCAGTTACTGGAACAGATTTCAAAGTAATGAAAGAAAAGAAATTGGACAAGGATACAACCCTAGTCATTAAGAAGAACGTAATGAACGGTCGTATCTTCGTAGAATTTACCTCTAGCAATCCACGAATTGTCTTGCAAAAGAACTTCCAAGACAACTATGATGGTAAGAACCTATCTGAAGCTTTTGCAAAAAGTATAAAGAGTACAGAGCAGCTTAGAGCGTATTTTGGAATCAAAAATAAGGAGAACGAATAATGTCATTGTCTACTATTCTGAAAGAAATTGAAACCCATCGTCCTAATTCCCTGATCGATGTCGATAAGGGGCCAAAAGAAATGTATGGTGGTCGTAGGGGTCTCAAACTCAATGCCACCGAATCAATCAAGCGCCTTCGCCTTCAGTTTCGCACCGAATTGATGGCCCAAGTAGCTTTTATCGTGGTTACTGGTTCCAATAGGGACAAGTTTACGGAAGTGGCTTCCACCGATGAATTTGGATGTTTCTCTGTAGATCCAGACGACTTCTTTAAGGATCTCACGTCTCGTATCGACAAGACCCTTTTTGGCCGTGAAACCACTCGGAATCTCTTCAACATTGCTACCAATGTCTTGGAAGATAAGGCCCTTGAGCTTGATATCAATTCGTATCCCATGTTGCACTTCGGCGAGAAGTACAATACTACCGCTCGTACTCCTGAAGAATTTGTTCCTATTGTTCGTAATGCCGTAACCGAACAAGTTGGTTCTGAATTGGTTGGGGTTAGCGCTGTATATTCCGTAGTGGACAAAGCTATCGAAAAAGGATACAATGCAACTGTAACTCCAATTATCCTGAATACTCCGGATGAACAGTTCGCGCTGGATTTGTTTAAGAATCTTAAGAAACATACCCATACGGACGGTATGAGTCGAGGATTGACTTCAAAGGTCTTCCTGGTAGCGGCTGGGAAAACTTCAAAAGAGCTTAAGGGTACCTTGGGAGCTTTTGCGGTTAAGGATGCCAACGAAAGTTCTGTTGGCCAGACCTTGACTGCTATCCGTTCTAAAATTGTGAGCTGATATGAAATTGACTACCAAAAACACTAAGGGTAAGATAGTAAAAATCAAAGACTGTATGGGGAGATACATTCCACACTGTTTTGCCTATAATACCTTAACTCGGGAAGCCAGCCTGTTTATCCATGCAAAAGCTGGGAAAAAGGACAGTATCGTTACTGCTCGAAAAAACGATAAAGGGTATGTTTTGAAAGTTAAGGTAGTAATTCCAGGTTCTTACGCTGAAGTTAATGGTAAACGATTTTAATTAAAATAAAGGAAAATATTATGTCAGATTTTTTTGGTACCCCAGCTTATGGTCAGAATGGTAATAGCAAATTCAAGAAAAAGGTCTTCTTTAGTTTGGACACTGGAGACGAAGCCTTCCGCATCTTGCCTCCTATGGGCGCTCTCCGAGAAAAGAATGTTTGGAGCCGTTATTTTTCAGTAAACTACGGCTACAAGAACATGGCCGGTAAGATGCGCAGCTTCTTGAGCACTCAGGCCAAGAAAGATAAGGTTATTGTCAACCGAGATGCAGCATTGGACCGCTTGAATACCCTTAAGGAAGCATTGGAGAAGATCAAGCTGGAACCGACTAATCCACAATTCCCTACGCTCTTCGCTCTGGTTGGACAAGGAAAGGGTCATAAACCGGTCTATAATGTCGATAACAATCACCACATGTGGGTAGTCGATCTCAATGGGACTATTGGCATTCTTAAGCTTAAGCATAAGACCAAAGTGAAGTTGGATAATGAGATTGACAAGCTTCGTGCTGAAGGGATTGACCCTCTTTCTGTTGAAAACGGTCGATTCTTCGTGTTTAATCGGGTCGTTGCTGGTCGTGATACCGACGTGTCTATCAAGGTCTATAAAGAAAAGGTCGACGTCCCAGGATTTGGTAAAGTTGAACGAGATTTTGTTCATTCCATCACCCCCGATTTGGAAATGAAGCTTCGGTCTGAAGTGGTTAGCCTAGATACCCTCTATCAGGTCATCACCGCCGAAGAAGTGGCTCAGATTGTCGCCGAATCGGACCTTAAGACCGGTAAAAGCCCTGCTTGTGACCGCATCTTTGATGCTCGTTGGAAGGCAGAAGCTGACGCTCGTAAGGCAGCTGCCACTCCAAATGCTGGCGTTGTTGCTCCGTTGGCCTCCCCAGTGGCTCCTAAGGCCCTACCAGCAGCTCTAGAGACATTGGATGAGCCGGATGAAGGGTACACCCCTCCAGCGGTGACCGCCACGGTAAAGCCTGTTAATAACCTTCCTACTACTTTGGCTGTTGTAGCTAAGGCTGCTCCCGCTACCGTTGTGACGGTCGCCACTCCTCAGACTCAGGCCCAATACATTGCGGAGCAACCCGATAAGGACTTCTTCGCTTCTATTGGGGTTGAGGTCTAAATGGAATTAAATCCAGAAACTGATCTGTCCATTGATGTTGCGAATTTAAGCTCTGAGTTTAAAGTATTTCCCTTGAAATTCTATCGATATTGCCTTCATAAGGCTAAGGTGGAACTTCAAAGGGACGTAGCTAAGGCTAAACTTAAGGAAGCAAGGGCCGTCACCTATAAGAGGATTAAGGGCGATACCACCAAAAAATGGACCGAGAACAGTATGGAAGCCGAAATCGACACCGATCCAGTAGTTCTGGCTGCTCAACTTACCTTTATGAGAGCCGAACACGATGCTGCCACTTGGTGTGGTGCGGTAGATTCAATGAAAGCTAAAAAGGATATGTTGATGCAAATAGGGGCCGACGCTAGAAAAGAAAAATAGGTATGATTAAAGAAAAGGAAGTTGAGATTATAGTGTCTCAAAATATGATAAAATACCTAAAAGATTTGGGGTACGAACTGCCTACCCATATCTATAGAGGAGTAGTGAAAACTATTCAAAACGTTCCATTTACCATAAAAGTAGAGCATTTGAAACCAAAATCTAGTGTAAAAATTACTAGGATTTGTGACAATTGTAAAGAAGAAAGAATTGTTTCTCGCGCTAAATATAAACCTCTTTGTTTTAAGTGCTCCACCTATAAAATAGGGTTAGCGCTAACCGGAGAAAATAATGGGATGTTTGGTAAAAAGGGGGAATTATCTCCCAGATGGAATCCAAATATAAGTTCTGAAGAAAAACTAAATAACCGTAGAAGATTTTATTCAAAAGAGCTTCAACGTTGGTCTAAATGGGTAAAGGAGTTGTACGATTTTACTTGTCAGAAATGTAAGATTAGAGGCGGAGCATTAGTCTCCCATCACATAGAATCTTGGGATGCTTGTATTGAGTTAAGACACGATATTTCAAACGGTATTTGTTTTTGTAACGAGTGCCACCTGGATTTTCATAGAATTTATGGAAAAGGTAATAACAGTAGAAAACAGCTGATAGAATTTTTAGAGGAAAAATAAAATGGCAAAAGAACAAGTGTCCTTGGTAGATCGTATTCGCAATCGTCTGAATGAAAGTAGCGGCAAAGAACTGGTTAAGACTTTCGGTGAGGGGGATGAACTTCTCCAGGTTAAGTCTTGGATTCCTTTGAAGCCTTTCTTTAAGCTTGGAACTGGTGGGGATGGGTTTCCTTGCGGCCACATCACCCAGATCATCGGTAAGCCAGATTCTGGAAAATCTACCCTCGCGATGGAGGGAATGGTTTCATGTCAAAAACTTGGTGGACAAGTATTTCTTCTTGATTCAGAGCATAAGTTCTCTATGGGTCGTCTCAAGTTGATGGGTGGCAAGCCAGAAGAGGTGATGGTTGTTCAGACCAATACTCTTGAGGAAGCTTGGGACGGATTCGAGAAAATCTTGCAAGAAGTAACTACCCTGCGAGAAGAAGGCGTTAAGACGCCAATGATGCTCGTGTGGGATTCAGTGGCCGCTTCCGTACCAGAATCGATTATGACTTCGGAATCTGGAGACTTTCATGTGGCAGTTGAAGCTAAGATGAACAATAAAAACGTTCGTAGGCTTCGTCAGCTAATTGAGAAGACTGAACTTGCTTGCGTATTCATCAACCACTACTATATGACTCAGCCAAAATCAAAGTACGAGCAGGCGGAACTAATTATTAAGGGTGGAGAGGAACTTGCCTTTCTTTCAACTTTGATCTTGCGTACCAAACAGGGCGCTAAGATTATGCGTACGGTTCTGGGCGAGGAACAACAGATTGGACGTGTTACCCGGTTCTTTGTCCATAAAGGACACTTCCATGGTCGGACCATTACAAAGGATGTCAATGTAGTGGACCTTGGAATCTTGGAGAGTGCGGAAGAATTGGCAGCATATCAAAAATCTCTTAGAGGAACACTTTAAGGGTTGGTCGGGTCGCTACCGGCCTGAACTGAGGACTTGCAGGTTAGCTCAGCTAGATTGACAAATCCTGCACATTTTTAAAGTTTTAAGATAGGGCGAGCACAAAAGGGCGAAACAATGTTCCTCTCCGCAACTCGTGCAATGGCGAAATGACTACTTCGTGAGGAAGTAAGGTACAGCGGAATTAAGCCGCGTGGGCAATCCCCAAGTCAGAGTAGGTCTCAGTCTTATCTTAAAAAGGGTTCCCAGGTTGCCCGAATCGATCTGGTCTAAGGAAGTTGCTAACAGTTGAAGCTTAGACGACGTGGGAACCGAGTCGTAAATCGGACCAAAATTTATCTTGCCTGGCGTCAGGCGTCGTAGGTTAAGTTGATAGCCCAAGATAGAGGAGACCCCGTGCCATACTGGGAAGCAACTGAGCATGCTAGGGAAGAACCAAAAGTATGTGTAAGCGAAACCATTAGTGATACGGGTGGGAGTAGCATGTGCCATGAAAGACCTTAGAATTGCTGTACACAGTGACCCTCTAAGAAAATCTTCCTCTGGCTTCGGGTAGGCGCTCATGGTAGTATGGGGTTAAAGCACAGGCCTGTTTGGCAGCCTACTTTTTAAAAAGGAGTTTATGTGAGCAAGTTTAGGAATTGGCTTATAAATAATTTTACAGATCTAACCAATAAACTATCTCCTTGTAAATGCTGTCCTAATCGAACTGAGCTTAGCGTATGTCGCAATAAAGCTCTTAAAGAGAATTGGGAAAGTATCCAAAGACTTGTAGCTCCATTTCATAAAAGGGAAAACATCAAATGAACTACGGCACTATAGAAAGACCTAAAGCTCCTGATAAAAAGATCAATACTTCCAATGACTTCGAACTCTGTTTGTTGCGCCACCAATACTTCCGCAGAGCTAACTACAATCCTACTGAAGCTGAAATGCAGCCATTCATGCGAATCGTAGAACATTTCACTAAAAACACCTTCTTCACCTATTTCAATCTCTTTCGCGCTGTTGGCCTATACCACGACGACGTGCTTAACATTGGTAGAGTGCATCTGGTTTCATTTCTAGGCCTGTATTCTCTAGATCGCACTCCCGATAAGAAACTTGCTTTTGAACAGATTTTTACCAATAATAATTTCAAGTTGCCTGAAGAAAAGAACTACCTAGATAAGAATAAGGCGAATTTCACCCTATTCTTTAAGCAACGAATGGAAGATCTAGTACGGGTTTGTCGTCAAAAGGTCAGGAATATTAAAGGACAACCCTCTGAAGAGTTCATCGTTTTCTGTGGAGAAGCTAAGCCTCCAAGGTACCATAGGAAGATTTTGAGAGAGCATTCGGAATTAGGATATAGGAAGATCGATTTTGCCGTATTTAAAAGTATCCGTAAAAAGGCAAACGTAAATTTTGACGCCACTATCTTTGAATTCGCAGGTCTCTGGTACGTAGCCATTCCTTTGGATCAAAAACCGCTCGCCTTAGAGGATATCGTTGGATCTGGAGCAGATCCATATCAAAACCAACATAATAGGCAACCGAACGAACTTTTGGAGGAAAAAGAGTTTGAAACTCTGTCCACTCTATTCCAAGGTAAGACCAACGACAAAAAGGTGAAGGTCATCCGAAAATTCATTGCAAAAAACAAGAACTCAGGGCAGTATAGGGAAGAGATCTATACCGCTAGAAAATTGCTTCGCGAACTTGGGGCTTAATGAGAACCGTTGATCGAATCCTTAAAGACTGGAAGAACGCGGTAGGCACCCTTAAAACCGGTAAGAATAGCCAATACGTTGCTATTGAGTTTAAGGAAAGAACTACCCTCCTTCTGATGTTGGCTCAGACCATGCTGGATGAAGGGCACGATGAGAATGTCGTCCTATCTCCTTCTACACAAGTTAAGGTCGTAGACTGCTGCACTCCATCAAAAGAAGTCCCAATTCCAGCCAAAAATATTAAGAAGTGGAAGGCGATAGTAACCCAAGAATGGGACTATGCTAGGGATAAGGTCGTGGGGACTAAGATTTCTAAGTATGAGGAGAAGAAGGTTGTTACTGAAGCCCCTAAACCTGAAAAATCGATTAAAAATCTTGAATTAAATCCCACAGATAGAATTAAAGTGGATACTTCTGAGTACGTAGAGTCGGAAATAGACATGGACTTTCTCAAAGAAATTGGTGCCGATCTGACTATTTTTGGTGAAACCGAATGAGTGATATTACGCCCCAAAAAACTGTGTCTCAAGCATTAGAAGAGCTTAATGCTCAACTCGAAAAAGATATCATCGTAGATAAGCGTAAGAAAGACGTAGCCGAAAAAGATCTCATTCTTAGAGAGAATAGGGTTAATAGAGAGCTAAATGAACTCGTTAAAAATACCTCTGAACTAGAACAGGCTAAAAATGTTTCATTTGGTAAGATGACCGATGAAAACATTGAACAATTAGTCTTAGACAACGACTCCTACATGGAGGCTGCGAAACACTCCATGCAATTTATCAACTCTGAGTTTAAAGGGGTTGTACCATTTTTTAAGCATAACCTAATCTTAGTTGGGGGGGATACCGGAGACGGAAAATCTACAACTGTGAGCGGGATTGTGTATAGTGTTATCTCTCGAAAGGATCCAATAACTGGACTACCTGGAAGAGCGTTGATTTTGACCAACGAGGAGCATCCTTCCGATTTCTTCAATAGAATCACATGCTTAATCAAGAATTGGAAGTATACTAACCATGACCAGTTTACCGAGGAGCAGAAAAAGACATTCAGCGAACATATCCCTATTCTAGCAAAAGATGGTCGCTTAACGGTAATTGGAGATGTATATGATGGTGTTCCCGGTTGGACTACTACTCCAGAGGGCATCGAAGCTATTTTTAACAATCTGATTCGGGACAAACAGTATTACAACTGCATCATTTTGGACTACTACCAAAATGTTAAGACTTCTAAACTTAATCCTAAATTGGCGGAATGGGAGTGTCAGCAAAAACTATGCGGCATCCTAGATCAGATGAAAATTCGCTATCCCGCACCGATTGTTATCATGGCGCAAATGGCTAAACTTACAGACGAAGACGACTCGACACCGTTCAATGTTCGCCTAAAAGGAAGAAAAATTCTTTGCGATAAGGCTACGATGATTTTAGAGTTGATTCCTGAGCGTCCCCTATTGAGAAGTAAGTGGAAGGTCTGGAAAAGCCGTTTTACCGATTCTGTTGGAAAATGCATATATACTGGATACGATAGGGGAAAATTTGTTCCTTATTCTGTCGAATTCCAAAAAAATGTAGCTAAGTTGGTAGAAAAAAATCTAGAAAGAGACAGAGAACAACAGCTTGGTCTTGGTGGAGACAACGAAAATAATGGCGAAGAAACGAACGATTGACGATATGCACAGAACAGCCTCAGAACGTGGAGGCTATTGTCGTTCCACAGCATACAAGGGGCAGAATCACGACCTAGATTGGGAATGTGGGGTGGGCCATTCTTGGTCTGCTGCTCCAGGAAATGTTTGTAAGACAAACGGAACTTGGTGCCCGTATTGTAAGGCTCCTAGGGGGGAGCGTATTTGTCGTGCCTATTTTGAGTACATATTCAACAAAAAATTCCCCAAGATTAGACCTCTTTGGCTTAAAATGGAAAGTGGCAGTAGGTTAGAACTAGATGGCTATTGTGAAGAACTTGGGATAGCCTTTGAGCATCAAGGGTATCAACATTACAAAAAAGCTCATTATTCTAATACCGATAAGAAATTCGGTGACATATTAAAAAGAGACGCACGGAAGAAATTCCTGTGTCGGAAAAACGGAGTCGTATTGATCCTAATTCCAGAGATAGGGACTTTAACTAAAATAAAAAATCTCAAAGCCTTCCTATCGAAAGAATTTAAAAAGAACGCTATAGATATCCCTAACGTACCGGAAATACGTATCGATTGGAACGCTATTTATAGTCCTAAGGAC